ACCGGAAGTGATTGTGGGACTGATCGTGTTTACTTTGGTGTTGGAAACTATCAGCTCTATTGCTTCCAACTGTCTGAAGCTGGGGAGGTGATTCTGAATGTTGACACTTGCATTGATAATTATTGTGTTTGCCTGCATTATGTCGGTCTGTGTCCGGGTGATCCTTACCCATCCGGTCAGCACTGTATATTATGGGGGCAAAGACATATACAAATATTTTCGGTTCCATCGGTGGGATGAATGTGCTACCGGTACGATCTCTTGCTATGTTGGATTGTTTGGCAAGGGTAAAACCTTGTCTGCAGTGCATAAGGTTGTGTCTTTGTATAAGCGGTACAATGACAAGAAGATTTTTGATTTTAACCGTAAGAAGTGGGTTACCCAGAAGATACATATTATCTCGAATGTATCCCTAGCTATCCCCTATGAGGATTTTGTATCTATGGCGCAGATCGTGGCGGTGGCTGATCGTATGCGTGCCATAGACGAACAAAATGATACACTCACTTGTACTATTGTGCTGGGGGATGAATTTTCGGTGCAGCTTAATTCCCGGAGTTTCAAGAGCAATATTGATCCTCTGTTCCTAAATACTCTCCTGACCTGTCGTCACCATCATATCAGCCTGATCTATACGTCCCAGAGGTTCAATCATGTGGATGCTCTGCTCCGTCAGGTGACCAGCTATGTCTATACTTGTAATAAGGTTTGGAGGATTATGGTGCATGAACAGTATGACGCTTTTGAACTGGAAAATGCGTCCGATCCAACGCTTATCAAACCCAAAAGCCGTTTCGGTTGGTTTATCCGGGATGCTGCTTTCAATGCTTATGATACTCTGGCCTGCGTGGGTAACCTTACAAAGTCCTGCAAAGAAGGGGACATGCTTACGGAAGAACAGATTCTGGAGTTGCAGCGGAACAACCCTGCTAACCTTGACGGTATTGTGAATCCGTCAAGGAAATTAAAACGTGCCAGCAAAAAGCTGAGAAAGTAGGTACTTTATGAGTGACTTTATGTATTATTTTGGACGTGTTTGCAATTTTTATAGGGAATATATGCGATTCGTAAAACCTTCCAGCTCTCCGAAAGATTACGGATTATTTTTGCAAACCAAGAGAAAGAAAAAAAAGAAAGTAGGTGCATTATGGCTGATAAGATAAAATGTTCTGAATGTGAATATTGTGGGAAATATTATGGTTCCCATGGCATTTTTGCCAGAGGTCGTTTCTTTTGCGATCATCCTGATCAGAAATATATTAACAAGTTTTTTAAGGATAACAGGTTGTCCAGTACGCCGGGGTTTATCTGTTATGGCATTGTTAGGTCAGATGATATGTCTTTAAAAACATCACCCAGATGGTGTCCGAAGAAGAAAGGAAGTAAGTAAGTATGGCTCTTGCTATTGTTTTAGTCATTTGTGCCACTGTCATTGTTGTGACCTATATGTTATGCCGGATCCGGGAAAGGGAACAGGATCTGGAGGACGTGTATGAAGATATTTCTTTGTTACGTGTTTCGGTGGATCGTTTTAATTCGATCGAGGAAGTCAATGCAAGCAATCTCTCTTGTTTGTCTGATCATTTAAAACACGTTGATGAGGAAATCGATGAAATACAGAACGAGTTGTGCAACCGTTTGTAGCTTGCAACGTGCACTTCACCCTTTACGGTAGGGGGCACCCGGTTAGCCTTGTGACCAGGGACAGCGCCCACAAGCGAAGCGGGGCGCGTCCTTGGGCGCAAAGGTCCCGCGGTGCCGGGTTCCTGCCGTCAAGGGCGTTGCCTAGGGCCAGTATTACCCCTAGGCAACTTCTGTGACATGTGACAAAGTGGGTCTAATCATGATATTTATTACATTTTTTGTTGTGACAAAGTTGTGACAAATGGCTGTGACAAGACAACTTCTGTGACAAAAGGAGAAGCACATGGGTGACAAATCTGATTCAAGATCACG